GTGGGTCAAGAAGGCCGACCACGCCGGTTTGCTTTCGTTCTACGGCATGCAAACCCTCTGGGGCCGCGAGATATTCGAGGCCGGAGAGGTTTTGATCCGCAAGAGGTATCGCAAGCGCCGGCCGGGCCTCGAAGATGACGTCCCGCTGGAGCTGCAGACGCTTGAGGCGGATTTCTTGGACCCCTACCGCAACGGGATGTTGACCCCGGGCGCCTTGGCGATCCAGGGCGTTGAGACGGACTTGGAGACCAACAAGCGGGTCCGGTACTGGCTCTGGTCTCAGCACCCCGGCAACTTGTGGCTCAACACCCGGGTTCCGGTCATCTCGGCTCCCGTGGACGCTGATGAGGTGATCCACGCATATGAGCTGCAGCGGACGCAAACCCGCGGCGTGCCGTGGGGCACCCCGGCCATGGAAGCGCTGGGCCTGCTTGCGGACTACGAACTCGCCGAGATCGTCCGGAAGAAGATCGAGGCCAGCGTCGCCGGCTTCGTAATCAACGCCGAAGACGAACTTGACGAAAACATCGCCCCGACCGTAACCGATTACGACGGCAAGCTGATCGAGAAGTTCGAGCCCGGCCTGATCGCCTACCTGCGCGGCGGCAAGGACATCAAGTTCAACACGCCGTCTTCGGTCGGGGGCTACGGGGAGTATAAAGCCTCGCAGCTCCATACGATCGCCGCGGCGTACCGCATGCCGTACGAGATGCTGAGCGGCGACCTTTCGCAGGTCAACTTCTCCAGCATCCGCGCCGGCCTGCTCGACTTTCGCCGTGTGGTCCGGTCGATCCAGCGCGACATCATCCGAGACCAGATCCTTGATCGTGTCTGGGAGTGGTGGACCGAAGCCGCTTACCTCGCGGGTGTGGTTGATAGTCCGGAGATCCCGGTGCGCTGGCACTTCCCCGCTTTCGAGTGGGTGGATCCGGCGTCCGAAGGCAAGGCCAACTCCGAGGCCGTACGCAACGGCTTCCGGACTTGGGGTGAAGTCGTCCTTGAGGGCACCGGCCGGGATCCGGACGATGTGCTCGCCGAGATCAACGACTGGAACGCCAAGCTCGATGAGTTGGGTGTGACGCTCGATAGCGACCCCCGCAAGGTCAATATCCAGGGCGTCCAGCAACCCAGCGAACAGCCGGACAACGACAAACCGGCCCCGCCGTCCAAGGCGCCGCCCAAGCGCGCTCATTGGCGCCCCCGTAAGGGCAGGAAATCATGACGGAGACGGTCGTCAAGCTGCCGCCCGCCAAGCGGGCGGGTGAGCTGCGCGCGGAATCCTTCGACAAGGACACGTACACGATCGATCTCGTCTGGACGACGGGCGCGGCCGTGCGCCGGTATTCTCTCATCCACGATGAGGAATACGATGAGTGCTTGTCGCTGGATAACGGCGCGGTGCGTCTGGAGCGTCTGAACCTGGGCGCTCCGTTCTGCGATACACACAGCACCTCCTGTCTTGACGATGTGCTGGGCTCGGTTGTCCCAGGCTCGGCGCGGATTGAGAACGGACGCGGGCTCTGCACGGTGAAGCTCTCGCGCGCCAAGGGAGTTGCAGACTCCGTCCAGAAGATCGCCGAGGGCGTGATCCGTAACGTCAGTGTAGGCTACTACACGCACAAGATAATCCGAACAGAAGGCGATGACAATACCGTCGCCCGATGGGATGTCGTGGATTGGGAACCGCTGGAAATCTCTGCGGTCCCGGTCCCGGCCGATAGCGGATCGCAGATCCGTTCTGAAACGCCGCAGGGGAACGGGGACCATCTCCGTAGCTGCGTGCTCGTAAACCGTACCGCGGCCAAGGGCACCGACCCAGAGGCTACAGGACAATCTGACATGGCTGAAAAGCTCGATACCACCGCCGATCGTCTGGCCGCTTTCCGCGCTGCTGTTGGCACCGACGAGACTGCCCTTGCCGCCACCCGCGCCGCCAAGCGCGAGGAAGAGGACAAGGACGAGGAGCGCGACGACGAGGCCGACGAGGAGCGCGCCGAGGACGTGTCCACCGAGGACCAGGCCGAGGCCCGCGCCGAGGACGACGAAGACAAGGACGAGCGCGACGGCGACGACGAGGACGACAAGTCCGAAGAGCGCGCCGAGGGCGACGACGATGAGGACGAAGACGAGGATGAGGACAAGGGCGAGCGCGCTGCGCCGACCCAGGCCGACATCCGCCGGCTCGTCCAGGAGGGCATCCGCGCTGATCGCGAGCGTGCCCGCACGATCACCGAACTGGCCGCCCGCGCCGGCCTCCCGAAGTTCGGTAAGCGTCATGCCGAGGGTGAAACCTCGGTCAAGGCGTTCCGCGGCCTGCTGCTCGACAAGCTGATCGAGCGTCAGGCGAAGCGTTCCCCGGCCCTCGTCGCCGCCACTGCCACGCAGGGTGTGTCCGACAAGCGCGAAGTGCCGGCCGGGAAGTCGCGCGTGCAGCGCGAAATGGAGGAGGCTGAAGCTCACTTCGGTCGCCTCGCTGCGATGCGTCGCGGCAAGTAATCGCTTCCAGCGGATCAGAAATCGGGGCGTCTCTGACGCCCTTTTTCTATGCCTAAAAGGCCATAAAGTCAATGACCACCTACAGCGCATTTTCCCCGACCGCCCTTCTGCAGGGCGATCTTCCTCACATTGCTGATGATGTCACCGTGGCTTCGGGCGCGGGCGTTATCCCCTACGGCACCCTGCTCGGCAAGGTGACGGCCACGGGCAAGTATATCCCCTCGGTGCGTACCGCTGCGGACGGCTCGCAGAACCCGGTCGCGGTGTTCGCGAACCTCGCGGGCGTGGACGCTACCTCGGCGGATCAGGTCGGCTCGGCGTACTTCATCGGTGAGTTCGCCTTCGAGCGGCTTACCGTTGATGCGTCGTGGTCGCTTGCCCAGCTCAAGGCTGCGCTGCGCTCCGGCAACACACAGGTCTACGTCCGCTCGGTCGGTACTGCCCCGTAACCGCGGCCGGATCTGCCCCAAACCCAAAAGTATTCGGCGCCCCGCGCCAGCACAGGTTACTAGAGCATGTCTCTCGACAGCGTTTCCGTCTACTCGACGGCGCAGCTTCTTGGCGCTTATGGCGTCATCGACCGCACCAACCCGTTCCTGTACAACCTCGTGTTTACCCAGGAGCAGGTGTTTGAGACCGAAGAGGTCTACTTCGACAAGGTGGAGAGGGCTCGTCGGCTCGCTCCGCTGGTGTCGCCGACCGTCCAGGGCAAGCCCGAGCGGCTGCGCGGCTATGCGGCCCAGAGCGTTACCCCGGCTTACGTCAAGCCCAAGCACGTAATCGAGCCCAACCGCATGCTGAAGCGCCGCCCTGGCGAGCGTCTTCTTGGCGACCTGTCGCCGGCCGAGCGCCGCGACATGATCATCATGGACACCCTTCAGATCCAGGATGATCAGATCGCCCGTCGCGAGGAGGCGATGGCCGCCGAGCTGCTGCGCACGGGCGCCCTGACGCTGCCGCAGACCCCCGAGTTTGCCGGCCTCACCGTCAACCTGCAGCGTAACGCCGCCCACACCGTCACTCTCTCGGGCACCGCCCGCTGGGGTCAGTCGGGCGTGAACGCCCTCTCGCTGCTGCGCACCTGGGCCGCGACTGTCCAGAAGAACAGCGGTTTCCATCCGTCCACGGTCATCCTCGACCCGCTCGCGGCTAACCTCCTGATCCAGGATCCCGGAATCCTGCAGATCATGACCGCGTTCCGGCAGACGGTCGGTAACGTTGACCTCGGCGGCAAGGTCGTCGGCGGCGTCGGCAACGAGGTCAAGTACCTCGGCAACACGGGCGAGTTCGAGTTCTGGGTCTACCAGCAGTATTACTCTGATGACCAGGGCAACGTCTCGCAGCTCATGCCCGACAACACCGTGATCATGCTGAACCAGGTCGGTGCCCAGGGTGTCCGCCTCTACGGTGCGATCCAGGACGTCCGCGCTCTGCGTGCGATGCCCCGGTTCCCCAAGAACTGGATCGCGGAAGATCCTTCCGCAGAGTTTTTGATGACTTCTTCGGCCCCGCTGCCGATCTGCGGCTGGATCGACGCCACGTTCGCCGCGACAGTGGCCTGATAACCCGTAGTGTAGTCAGTCGTTGACTTGCTTGTCAACAGTGCTAGAAATGGCGAAGCCCGGAAGCGTCGGAAGCGCCGCCGGGCCTCTAATCATCTCTCGCACGGTGCATGCAAGAAATGACTGACTCGCATAATACCAGAAGCGACTATTATGTCTATCAGTATACTAGGGACGGAATCCCGGTTTACATAGGCAAAGGTTGCGGGAAGCGCTGGCTGCGACACGCCAGTGCCACGGGGCATAACCCGCGCCTGCACCGTATGATCGCTAAAGATCAGCGGGAAGGCGCCTCGCGGATGGCGCGCGAGAAGGTCGCGGAAGGATTGACCGAGGCGGAAGCGTTCGACATCGAGGTCTTCCTGATAAGCTATTACGGGCGAGCGCCAAACGGCACGCTTGTGAATATGACCGATGGGGGCGAAGGGGCTTCCAATCGCTGCCCTGAAGTTCAAGCCAGGATGAGCGTGGCGGTTCGCCAAACCCTTTTGGGGCACGCAGTCTCCCAAGAGACGCGCGAGAAAATTCGCGCGGCACTTGCCGGAAGACCCCGGGACCCAGAAGCCATCGCCAAAGCTACAGCCGCCAATAAAGGCCGAAAGCGCACCCCGGAGCAGCGGGCGCGGTTCTCGTTGGCCCAGATGGGTAACAAGAACAACGTCGGGCGGGTATTCCC